AGAATTGGTTTGCCAGCAGCTGGGTTTGTAAAGATTGGTAACGAGATCATCAACTACGGATACATATCAGGGAATACCCTATATAGCTGTTTCCGTGGACAACAAGACACAACTGCAGCCTCACACACAAGCGGCGCTACGGTCTATCTGGCGCAAGTGCCCGCAATTACCGTTTGGCCTACCCCAGATTCCGCACAGCAGTACACATTCGTCTACTGGCGCTTACGCCGTACGCAGGATGCGGGCGGTGGTGTGAACGTGATGGATGTACCGTTTCGTTTTATCCCTTGTATGGCCGCTGGCCTGTCTTACTACTTGGCGTTGAAAATCGCCGGGGGCGCTGAACGCTTACCTGTACTTAAGCAACAGTACGACGAAGCTTGGGAACTTGCCGCATCAGAAGATCGGGAGAAGGCCTCGGTACGTTTTGTGCCCCGTCAGCAGTTTATTGGAGGCACCTGATGGGTAATCGGTTTGCTTCTGGCAAATGGGCAATTGCGCAGTGCGACCGTTGTGACCAACGGTTCAAGTTAAAAGTGTTGCGTAAAGAAATCATCAAGACAAAGAACTACGACTTGTTGGTTTGTCCTGAGTGCTGGGACCCCGATCAGCCACAGTTGCAATTGGGTATGTACCCTGTTGACGACCCACAAGGTTTGAGAAATCCACGCCCCGATCGCAGTTATTATCAGTCTGGATTGAGCGGCTTACAAATTGTAAACACCAATAGCCCGGCAGTAGATGCTGATGGTTATCCAGAAGGTGGTAGTCGGGTGTTTCAATGGGGCTGGAACCCAGTTGGTGGGGCCAGATTTTTTGACACTGCTTTAACGCCAAATTACTTGGCAATGGCGGCACAAGTTGGTACAGTAACGATACAAATAGGAGTCTAATATGGACAAGAAAGATTTAGCCCAAGACAAGAAGATGATTAAGTCTGCTGTCGGTAAACACGAGAAAAATATGCACCCCGGTAAAAAGCCCACTAAGCTCAAAGCTGGCGGCAAAACTAACAGCGACATGCTCAAGTATGGACGCAACATGGCCAAGGTGATGAACCAGCGTTCTGTGGGTCGTGGAGGTTAATATGGCTACATACAAAGTACCTAAAAAAGTGCCCAGCGTGGTTGTTGGTGAAGAGCCAGCCAAAGAGACAATGCGTAAGGCAAATGTTTCTGTGGCCAACACACGCAGCCAAGATTACCCACCCACCAAAACTTCTGGCATTAAGATTCGCGGCACTGGCTGCGCTACCAAAGGCTTGATGGCTCGAGGCCCAATGGCATGAACTACACTCAACTCAGCAGCGCTATTCAAGCGTATACGGAGAACACTGAAGCAAATTTTGTTGCTCAGATACCCGTGTTCGTTCAGCAAGCTGAGCAGCGTATTTACAACACAGTTCAGTTTCCATCGCTGCGCAAAAACATGACTGGTGAGGTGTCCACAACGACACCGTACTTGTCTGCGCCAACTGACTACTTGGCTACGTATTCCTTGGCAGTCATTGATGCTAGCGGCAATTACGAGTATTTGTTAAACAAAGACGTTAACTTTATTCGTCAGGCATACCCCAGCGCCAGCGATATTGGTTTGCCTAAGTACTATGCGTTGTTTGGTCCAACGGTATCAGCTTCTGCAATCTCTAACGAGTTGTCTTTTATTCTTGGCCCCAAGCCAGATGCAAACTACCAAGTTGAGTTGCACTTTTACTATTACCCAGCGTCTATTACAACTGTGGCAAGTGGCCAGACGTGGCTGGGTGATAACTTTGACTCGGTGTTGTTGTACGGTTCTTTGGTTGAGGCTTACACCTATATGAAGGGTGAAGCGGACATGTTGCAGGTATACAACACCAAGTATCAAGAAGCACTGATGTTGGCTAAACGTTTGGGTGATGGAATGGAACGCCAAGACGCATACCGTTCTGGTCAGTATCGACAGGCGGTGACTTGATATGGCTATCCAACAAACAACAACCACCAGCTTTAGAGTTGAGCTGCTTCAAGCAGTACACAACTTTGGCCCCACAACGCCTAACACTTTTAAGATTGCTTTGTACACAGGCGCGTCCAGTATTGGCCCCGCAACAACGGTGTATACAACAACCAATGAAGTAGTAGGTACGGGCTATGTTGCTGGGGGTAATACGTTGGTGATTTCAACTTCTCCGACAGCTACCAACAATGCTAGTCAAGTACCCACTGCGTTTATTTCGTTCAGCAACACGAGCTGGGCGAGCGCATCGTTTACATGCCGTGGGGCTTTGATTTATAACGCAACGCAAGGCAACAAGTCTGTTGCCGTGTTGGACTTTGGTGCAGACAAAACTGTAACCAATGACACGTTTCAGATCATCTTCCCAACTTCTGATGCTAACAGCGCCATCGTGCGCATCTCTTAAGGACTTATATGACTAAAGAACTCTCAAGCTTCGGCGACCACGCAGAAATCAGCATGCAATCTAATGTTGCTGGCTCTGAGACTGTTGGCATTGAAGGCGTCTACCACGTAGTTTGCCGTGATGCTGAAGGCAACATCAAGTGGGAAGAGCAGTTCCCCAACTTGGTGAATGCTGTTGGTAAAGAGCTGATGTTGGACACCTTGTTGTCTGGCACTTCTTACACTACCGTTGGCCCATTCCTTGGTTTGATCTCAGGTGCTAGCCCCACATTTGCAGCGTCTGACACTATGGTTACACACGCTGGTTGGACTGAGTTTATCAACTACACAGTTGGCGGCTCTGCGGTTCGCGGTACGGCTGTGTTTACATCAGCTACTTCTACCGGTACAACCCCAGCTAACGTGACAACCAAGGCTGCTGCAGCTATCACCTACACCATCACCGGTGCGGGCGGTACAGTGGGCGGCTGCTTCTTGGTGACAGGTTCTGGCGCGGCTTCTACGCTGTCCAACACAGGTGGTACGTTGTATAGCGCTGGCGCATTTGCTACTGCTAAAATCACAACAGCTGGCGATACAGTTTCTGTAACTTACAGCACCACCGCAACGAGCTAATACGGAGTCGTTTAAATGGCTCTTGTACTTGCAGATCGCGTTCAAGAGAACACGACAACGACCGGCACTGGCACGCTAACGCTTGACGGTGCTGTATTCGGCTTTCAGACATTTGCTGTAGTCGGTAACGGCAACACTTGCTACTACACCATCGTTGACGGTGGCGCGTGGGAGGTGGGTATTGGTACGTACTCAACTACGGGTCCAAGTCTTGTACGTACTACGGTGCTGTCCAACTCCAACGGCAACACATCGCCAATCACATTGGCGGTTGGAACTAAGAACGTATTCCTGACATACCCCGCAGAGAAATCTGTCAATGTGGATGGCGGGTCTACAGTCAATTTGCCCGGCGCATTGGTGTTAAACGGCACGATCAACTCCAACTCAAATGCGTTTGTTGGTGGCAACCTAGGCGGCAATCAGTTTCTTCCAAGCAATGGTAGCGGTGCGCAGGTTAACAGCTTGCGTGATGGTTTTGTAACCGTCAACGTTGGTACAGGCGGAACAATTTCAAAGACCTCTACGTTTGATATCAACGGTAACTTGCTGACCAACAGTGTTACGCAGGCTATTGAAATCACGACCGCATCAGGCACGTTAAAGTCGCTGACAGCTTCTTCCCCACACTTTCAAGTTTTGACGGGCACGGGCGTACAGACTATCAGACTACCGGACGCCACATCTTTGACAACGGGTTCTACATGGATCTTTGACAATGATTCAACTGGTGGACTGACTGTTGCTAACTTTGCGGGCACGACGCTTGAAGTTGTGCCGCCCGGTGGTTACTCCACTGTGTTTTTGGAAGTCAACGGCACGGTGGCAGGTGAATGGGGCCGCTTTGGTATGATCCCAAGTGAAGTCAACTGGGGCACAAACAGCCTCGACTTGGGCGGTAGCACAATCGTTACCAATGGCACTTGGCAGGGCAGTGCAGTACAACCACCTTATGGTGGTACAGGTCTAACCACATTCTCTGCGGCCAATAATGCGCTGTACTCCACTGGCTCTACCACACTGACTGCGGGCACACTACCAATTGCAGCGGGCGGTACAGGCAACACAACAGCCTCTGGTGCTATCAATGCTTTGATTCCAAGCCAGACCAGCAACGCAGGTAAGTATTTAACAACCAACGGCACAGCTGTGTCATGGGACTATGTGAGCACGGCTCTGGTTCCAATCACGCAGAATGCTGATAACGTAACAGTCAACCAAACGATTGCCGCTGGCGCTAATGGATTCTCTGTCGGACCCATGACTATTCAAAGTGGTGTGACGGTGACTGTGGCGAGCGGTCAGCGCTGGGTCGTCATCTAAGGAATAAAAATGAGTAGCATAGCCGCCGGAACAACTACCACGACTGGGTACGTCGTCACATCAGACTCTACTGGAGCGCTGGTGCTTAAGACTGGCTCGTCTG